CACATCTTTAGCAGTTGCTCTACAACTGTGTGCCAATACCTCACCATTTGAGGTACCGGACCATGACTAACCGTTAGGAGAGAAGGGGATATCTGGCGCATCAGAGAGGGGGGTCTCGTGCTGCCTTTCGTAACATGGTGGGGGATATCAACTCCCACAGTGACCTGCTCCTAACGGTTAGGCGGGCGGCGATCAGGTTGGGTTGGTTAGTTATAGATACTGCTGGTGAGATTGATTGCTTTCGATACTGCTCTGGTCACGTTGCTTCGCACATTGTGGTTCAATGTGTCAAAGATCTGACTTTGAAGGAATATTTGACGGTCCTTGTCAGCCTCTTTGATGGTCTTGAGCATCGCCTTGACCTTTTTCAACTCTTCAATTGCATCGTTGATGTCGTACTTCAATGATTTCGTTTCAGCCTTGGTTAACATTGTTAGCCCCTTTCAAGAGCGTTATGATCACCGCCTGCCTAACCGTTAGGAACAGACCCATACAGATCTTGTGATGTGACGGCGCCCCAGTTGCCCGAGGCGCCGTCCCATCGTTTCCCAATGGTTGGCGGCTAAGGGTATACCCCGCACACTCACAGAACAAACACTCGCCCTAATCATTAGGCCTACTAACAACTTATGTGCTATCTAGGAGGCGGGGCCAGTCAACTAACGGTTAGGTAGGTAGGTTTATATTACTTGCGCGCCTTGAGAGCGTTAGCAAGGGCGTCAGCCTGAGCGTCAGTCAGTTCGTCAATGTTATCAACGACCTTCTTGACGGCGTTAGCAATGGTCTTGTCTCCACAGATCGCGTCGATGCGATCCAAGAAGTCAGCCCAAGTAAGTCCACCTTCATCGACCATCATGTCGATGCAAGCATCAACTTGAGCAATAGTCAAGTCAATGTTCGCACGTGCCACTCGGTTGATGCGACCCATGATCTGGGCTGGTGAAGTCTTGCCATCGTTAGCAAGTTGTGCCATGACGCGTCCACCACGGATGTAGTAGAGGACCGACTGTCCGCTCTTGTCATAGTCAAGATCCGCAGTTGCGCAGATCTCCTTGACCGACATCGTTGCTCGTGCGGTATAGATCACGGGCAACTGTACAAGCGTACCTTCGTAAGCCTTCTGTGCTGCGTTCGCTTCCTTGCGGGCGTTATCAGCCGTCTGCTTAGCGCCGAAGATGGAGGTGAGGACTTCTCGCAGGTCACCCTGAAAGATAGCCTCCCACTTGCTTGGCTTGGTGGTGGTGGTGGTCTGTGTGTCAGCCACCTTGGTCATTGTTGATGTGTTCATAACTTCCCCTTTCAAGGGTTTGGTTTTGGATTGGATAACAACTATGACCCACCTAACCGTTAGGGAATACCTGGCCCCACCCCTAGATAACACATAAGCAATTTTTCATAGACTCATTTCTAGGGCTTTACTCTCTATTTATTCTGAGAGTGTGAGGGGTAACCCTCCCCCGAGCGCCTCTAACTACCTAGTGATTCTCTATATGACCTAACGGTTAGGCCGTATAGTATCCACCTAGGCAATCCCTCGCCTTCGGGTTCTTTTGGGGACTCAGTAGCGACTCAGTACGACCCGAACGCCTAACCGTTAGGCACTCGGGCAGTACCACTACCACCCTTTACTGACCGTATCACCAGCCCCCGAGGCAGGACCCAGCCGCCAATAACTGCCTAATTGCGGAATAGCCCTATTCCGAACTGGGGGGTTACCTGTGGATAAGTAGGCACCTGTGGATAAGGTAATATAGACCTATTCCGTAATGAGGTGCCCTATGACTCTTAACCCTAGACAGTTCAACAACCAACTACAGATGTTGATGACCGGTAAAGAGTTAATTAACTACATCAACACTCCTAGGCACACAAAGTCAGAATTTAACGAGGATGTGGAACCGTCGGGGTATTGGGCAAGGAAACTTCAAGAAGCAAAAGTCACACCGGAACAACATAATGTTGAAGTCGGTGGAAAGATGCAATGGACAGTTCCTCATGGTTCTGGTATCTACGACAGCGTTAAAGATAAAGGGTATACACCTGAAGGTGAGACTATTGAGTTACGTCATACATCAGATGGCAAGATCCAACAACGAGATGGTGCTCACCGTATAGCTGCAGCTGCTGCGTTAGAAGATGCAGGTGGAGAACCAATTTACTTCCCAGTAGAGCACACCCTTACTGACACCCTTTGGGGAGAACGCGGTAGCACTAACGGTGGGGCCGTTAAGTAACACCTTTGGCGCAACCGTCATATGGGATAACTGTATTTCTAATCTCGAGGGGGTCGGCCCAACCGTTTGTGGATAAGGTAATATTTAGATATGACTCTTAACCCTAAGCAGTTTAACCCTGGGGATAACCCCGACCAACTGCAGCTCTTAATGAAGCCAAGTGAGATACTAAACAAATTAAATAGTTTTGGTGATGCACCTAACGAATTTGCAAATCCAGACTCTATAGATGCAAAGAGCTACAAAAAATCAGTATTACATCGTGTTAAATACAAGGAATCAAAAAAGAGTGGATTAGCTGACGACATTAAAAAATCAGGTGTTGTTAAAGCACCAGTATGGCTTAGAACCAAAACTGATGAAGAAATGAGTATTAACCCATCACTTAGTAGGCAGTTTGTATTAAGTGACGGACATCACAGATTTGCCACCGCTTTTGAAATGGAACAAAGTGGTAACAAAGACATACACTTACCTGTTAGGCATCTTTACATGAAAACCGAGTAGAGTTCGGTTGATGGAGATTGAAAATATTTCGGGTGTGGATTTAGCTAGTGATTGCATAGTCATAGATAATCCCTTCGGTTGTGTTACCTATTTCAAAAATGATGAGCACATGGTTGATCAGCTGGTTAATAACCTTATCTTTGAACAAGAGTACATCTTAAACGTATTATCCCCTCATGTGTGTAGTGCATCGGTAATTGTGGATGTAGGTGCCCATGTGGGGTCACACACCGTTATGTATAAGACTCTTAACCCTGAGGCTACTGTTCACGCCTTTGAACCTCAAAAGATGTTGTACAAGTTGTTGTGCTACAACGTAAACAAGAACAATCTACAAAATGTCTACACCTACAACAACGCCGTAGGTGAGGCAAACTACATCACACAAATGAACCCATACTCAACTGATGGGGAAAACAGCATGCAACCCGTTGAGTACGGGACTTCAACCATGTACAACCTCGCTGGAGTGCAAATTGGAGCTGGTGGGGAGGATGTGACTGTCGTATCGTTAGACACCTTTAGAATCCCTGCTTGTGACTTTATGAAGATAGATGTTGAAGGTTATGAACCAAACGTCCTCCTTGGGGCCAGGGAGATGATTATGAACTCCAGGCCAGTCATTAGCTTTGAGGTTAACGCCAAAAAATCGCCAAACATCGAGGAATCCAGTATTTCAATTCTTGAAGGTATGGGGTATGCCTGTCATAACCCTTGGCCAGACAACTGGTTGGCTATTCCAAAATAAAGTAATATAGATACATGGACAAACGCAACTACAACTCAGATCAATTTCAAGTTGCTAACCGTGTTGAAAACATGTTACCCGAAGATCCTGCATTTGTATTCCAACGACACACTACCCGCAATGGGAGCGGCCTTCCAATTCAGCATGCTACTGGTGAAGGTTGGGAACGCGTTAGCAACCCTTTTATCTACACTAAGGCTAATGGTGAAAAGGAAACACACCCTGGTTACTACCAAGGAACCATGATCCACCCAGGTAGTGGCAGGGGTGGCAATGAAGACGCCAATATTGCAGGAGATGACCTTCAAGCTTCACGAAGAATGCGTAACAATGTAATAGATAATTTGTTACCCGTAAATGACACGCTTGTTAATCAAACTGGTGTTGACAAAGATAACCTTCGTAAATCATTGTACAACTCTGATCTTGATATTAAGGATATTGAAAAGGTTGTCCCTAAGGGGCCAATGACAGTTAAAGTTGCAAAAATTGATTATGGTGGGCACTATAACGGCAATTATAATGATAGGCATATTGCTATAAATAGGAATATGGTGGATAACCCACCTGTGACACCTTCAAAAGTAGAAGAAGTAAAGCAAAACACAGGTGCTGAGACTTCACGGCAACGAACCTCCGAATACCAAAGAAACTTTAATGGAATAATGACCCATGAACTTGGTCATGCAATTGACCCCTTTGTAGAATCTCCACTAAGGAACAGTGATCAATTTAGAGAACGTGGTCAATCTAAAAAAAGTTACCCTCACCCAATACATGAAGGTGTTGCTGAAGGGTTTACTCAACAACGAGGGCAACCTCAAACCTACAGTGAACGTAGTTGGAAAGATCCAGTTAACCAGGCACTTTACATTGCTTCCTTAAGTCACACCTATCAACAACCCCGCAGGTACCAAGGTACTGGTGTTGACCAAAGCCTAGAACCTACATCAGCAGAAGATATGGTTGCTAAACACGTTAAAAACGTTCAGGGCCCTCTTGACGCTAAGTTGACTAGTCCTCTTCCTGAAAGGAAGAAAGCACAACGAGAAAAGGGCCTCTTGCAATACGCACAAATGAAAGCACCTATGCACACTCTTGGAAGAATGTGGGAGGAATTACCACATGTACGAGATACCTTGCGAGCACATGGTTTGCATGATGTTGCAGAAGACGCTGCTGAGCACTATAAGATGTTTACTCGTGGAGTTGACCCAGATCAACTTGAATTACCTCTATAAAACAAAAAAGTAGGAGAACTAATGGAAATTAATGATGTAATGGACTTTAATAAGTGGTTAAAATATGGTGTTGACAACAATTGGTGTGGGCCAGCAGTGTGCGAAACGCATGATGGACTGCCAATGAGTGAGCAAGAGAACGAAGAATTCTGGGAAAGTGATCCCTGCATTCACATTTTACGTCTCTATACCTCTGAAGAACACCGAAAAGCGGTTGAAGACGCTCATTCACCTTCAGTTTGGCGCAACATCTAACAATTTTAGGTAGTCAGCCATCTTTTTTCCCGTTACTTCAAGGGAATAATTGTCTTTAATCATCTTTTTTGCGTTTTCACCCATCTTTTTTGCCTCATTTTGATGCAAATGGACGTATCGCATAGCTTCAGCAGCTGCATAAACGTCAGGTTCCGCCCAAGTGTAGCTTGCAGGGTATGGTTCTACCCCAGAACCCACCTCAGTTGGCTTCCAAGGTATCAAAATTGAGTTTGAATCATTGCAAAAATCCATATTTCCACCATAAGCGGTTGTGATTACTGGTTTACCAAGCGACATTGACTCAGAAATAGTCAATCCAAGACCTTCTGAACGATGCAGTGACACATAACAGTCAGCAAGGTTTAGTAATGCCCCATTAACATCATGGTCAACGTGGTTATTAATGAACATGATGTCACTTCTATTCTCTGCTGAGTAGACCATGGCGTTATGGTAACTGGGGTAAGACTCAGCGTTAATAGATTTGATGATAAGGACAGGGCCTTCGTTTTCCGCAAAGGCTTCTTTAAAAGCTTTGATGGTCCCCATTGGGTTTTTTCTACCCATGGTTGAGTGGAAACTAAAAGTGAAGAGGAAAACAAACCTATCTTTGCTTATTTTTAAGTTTGTTTTTGTTATCCCTTCTTTTACTGGTGGGGGCAGTAAAGGGATTGGCATCTGCTGAACTTTTACATTTGGCGGAGCAACTTTAGAAAAAGCATCAGTTATAAATTTTGATGGTGCCCATACTTCATTCACATACGAATACCCAATGTGAAAGAATGGGGGTACTTTTTCTAGTTCCCAAAACCACTGGCCAATTGTGTACTTGTGCCCGTGCTGATCCCACCTAAGTTGACGTAAATACATGGGGAGTTCTGGAGAGTTGATTGAAATGATGCATTTATCATTCCTCCACTCATCTTCAGTTTCAAAAGGGTAAGCATCCCTATGTGCTGGGGTAGTTACCTTTAACGCAGAAACAGGATAGTTAACGGCCCTTAAAGCCCTAATGACTAATCTTCCAGCTTCACCAATGCCAGATTCCCCGTTAAGAAGACCAACAACGTCTACACCCTTAGTCATGCCTACTCCCTGTTATTGAACTTAAGTAACTTAGCACACAGCACATTTTGGTACAATATACAAGTGACTATTGAAAACCACAAACAATGTGACACTTCTACTCAGTGTATTTACTGTGGCGGACAACTTGTACCAGAGCATGCGCATTACAAATGTAAAGATTGCGGGCAAAGAGATGCCTGCTGTGAAGGAGTGTATTGATCAGAAAAGCCTTTCGGAGTATCATAAGTATTTCAAGATGGTCCCTTATAGCTTTATCAATATTTCCAATAAGTTCAGCAAAAGCTGACGCCAATCCAATAATTACGGAAATTACCGACTTCTGGTTTTCTTACTCAGAACCAACCCATTTTTTGGCACAAACATATCAGTCACCTGGATTTGAGTCAGACCCCCAACTTTGGCTATACAATGCTGATACAGATGAATTAATCATTTCTAATGATGATTATATTGGTCTTCAGTCTAAGATTGATCTAGAAGTTCCCGCAGGTAACTACCGTTTACGAGCAGGTACTTGTTGCTGGGAACCAAATGTTTGGCGTGATGGTATTACTTGGAACATTCAATATGAGTTATCCTTTAACGGTAATCCCGTAAACACAACAACCACAACCGTACCGGAGACAACAACAACATGGGCCCCAACTACAACATCCACGGAACCGCCGACGACGAGTACTACTACTGCCCCAACAACGACTGTGCCTGTAACGGAAGTTCCAACCACCGTGGAAACGACAACTACGACTACGACCAGCACAACCTCGCTGCCTCTGGAGACTACAACAACTACTGTTGTGGACACTGTGGCGCCTTCTACAACGCCTACGACGACCCCTCCTGTGACGACTGTGGAGCCCCCGCAGACTTCTCTAGCTCCTACAACTACTTTAAGTCCGTTTTTCCCGACAACTTTGACGACCTTACCAAACACTACGACAACATCTTTGGCTCCTACAACAATTCCGGAGAATACAGAACCACCTATAACGACCGTACCTGAAGAAGAAATAGTAATACCTGATAACCCCACGCCAGAAGAAGTTAATGAATTAGCGGAAGAATTAGTTTCTTCAATTGATGAGCTATCTGACGAAGAGATCACTGACCTAGTAGAATCTATAGATGTAAGTGAACTAACCGAGGAATCAATCTCCGCTGTCTTTAGCGAAGAAGTACTTAACGAACTATCTGATGACCAGGTTACAGAACTTATTGACGCAATTGTTCCAAGCGAATTGTCTGATGATCAGGCTTTGGCGCTTTCAGAAGCACTAACAGATGCCCCAGACAACGTAAAACAAGAGTTTGAACAACAGCTTGACGTATTTGGTGGACAGTTTGATACATACGTAGCAACTGGTTCTGCCGTCCCAGTAGGCGCACGACGAGTAATTGTAGCTGCGGCAGTAGCAGCTTTTGCCATGCCAGCCCCTTCTAGCTCCTCAAGGAAGCAACCATGATTAAGAAATTCTTTAAAGAAACGTCCGCGCTCTCTTGGACCCTTGGTGGTACAGCTTTAGTACTTATTACACTTAGTGGCCCTACCAAAGTAATTGGTCTTTGGATTTCAGCATTTTCCCTAATTGTCCATTTCTTGGGCGTTCTCTTTAGTCCAGATGAAGAAAAGGAAGAGGATACAGAATGAAAAAAGTTGTACTATTGTTATTACTCTTAAGCGTATCCGCATGCTCTGATAGATACAGGAACCCAGAAGATGACCCAAGAAACCAGACCACAACGATCAGTCCCATCACGGCGACGCCTTTCCCCTGACGAAATTGAAGCCAGAACACGGGCAGTTGTAATCATATGCCTAGTAAGCGTTTTATTAGGGAGTGTTGGAGCCCTGCTCTATTCTTTGATTTTTGTTTACCAGCCGGCGGAGCAGTCACCCAATGATGCGGCTTTTCTTAAAATCCTTGAGCCTCTTATGTTTAGCATTGGCGGCGCCCTTACTGGTTTGGCTGCTGGTCGTGCTATGTCTTCTGGTAAAAAAGATGAGGACGAATAAATGGAACCGATCTACATCCCCGTCGTAGTTGCGTTAATTGGAGGGCCAGTAATGTGGTTTCTTAGTCGTTTTGACAAGCGCAATACAGAACAACATGGTCAAAACATGCAAATCCTTGAAAAAGTAGATATCAAGATTGACCAAATGAACTGGAAAATAGACCGTATGGACGGGAAGGTAGATCGGGTAGACGAAAAAGTTGAGCGTCTAGACAACCGTGTAACCAATATTGAAAAACCTGTAGTTAAGTTGCCGCGTAAGAAAAGTGTATAATTAATATTTGAGTGCTCTTTGGGTGGGTCGCCTGCGGGCGGTCCACCCAACTTATTATCAGTTAGAATGGTGTTATGACAAATAGCCTCTCATATTCCGTAACTAAAGGATTGCCATGGGAACGCCTTATCATTGTCCGAGATAGGCGTACGCACCGTATTGTCAAACCCACAGAAGCACGTGGGTATGTAAAGACCAGCACTAATGGTCGTGTACCTTTTGATATTCAAATTACAGGTGAAGGCGGAATCCTAATTTCACTCACTGACGAAGTTACTTATGATCTACCAACTGGGGATTTAGAATTTGACGTAGTAGCAACAACCCCGCTTAGGCGTATCTATTCAGTAGGTCCTACTGAAATTACTCAACCTGTTGCAAAAGGTACACTCAGTGTTACCGGATTAAATAACATTACCCCCCTGGAGGATACGCAAGCGATGGAAATCAGATTCAAACAACGTGTTGATTTCCGCCGTACATTTACTTGGCGCGACTCTACAAACACCCTCATTTCTGTACAAAACGCGTATATGCAGGCAAAAGACTCAACTGGGGCAACAGTACTTGACCTCCGGTGGTACAGCACTAAACCAAGTGAAGAAACAGTTGTTGCACTCACTGCAAACCGACGTGGTTATTTAGCCCCAATTGCTGGGGGAACATTAGAAATGCATGTATCGGATAAGAATACAGTTCCAGCAGGAGCTTACCCATTTGACATGTTTGTTCAAGACTCAGCAGGAGATTGGGATTGTCTTGCATCAGGAACAGTGGTTGTTGAAGCGGCAGTATCGGCTCCCCCCACATGACAACAGTAGAAGTAACTAAAACACCTAGTAAATACGTAACAGTAACTAAAACATCTACAATCTCTACTGTTTCTAAACCATTAGAAGGTGTATTAGAAGTACACGATCCTGGTGTTGCTGGTCCTCCAAATACTCTTACAATCGGGACTGTTGTATCTGGGGCTGCGCCTGCGGTCTCAATTACTGGTATAGCCCCAACTCAAACCCTTAACTTTGTACTACCAGTTGGTGGAAATTACACGCATACCCAATCAACAGCGTCTTCAACTTGGACAATTACCCACAATCTTGGCTTTAGCCCCGCAGTATCCGTAGTGGACAGCGGCGGTAACCATGTTATAGGTGATGTAAACTATGTGTCAGTTAATGTTTTAACTATTTCCTTTTCAGCCCCATTTGGGGGTTCGGCTTACTTATCGTGAGGTACCATGTCTAAGTTTTTAAATAATCTTGATCTTAATGGCAATGAGTTGCGCAACGTAAGGTTGCAAAACTTAGCAACGGCCCCGTCAACCAGCGCATCCGCTGGTGGCATTTACTTTGATACCGTTGGTAACGTTATTAAGTTTCATAACGGGACATCTTGGATAACCGTATCAGTAGGTGGTCCAAACACTTATCAACCTCTTGATGCTGACCTTACGGCTATTGCCGCCCTGACAGGAACCGAAGGCTTCCTTAAGAGTAACGGTTCAGGAACCTGGACTATTGATACTGCTACATACCTAACCTCAAGTACTGGTGTAACCACGGTTAACGGTTCTAGTGGTGCTATTTCTAATGTGGCCCTAACCACTAATACTTTGGCGCAATTTGCTGCTACTACATCTTCCCAGCTAGCAGGGGTAATTTCAGACGAA